TGATTTCGCTTTAACCAATCTCCACCCGCAGCAGGGTAGAAGAGAGATTGTAGATCTAACAGACTTACAGGAAGAATTGGCCCATTGAACTCGATTTGACAAACGTACATGTACTTGCTATAAGCGAACAATATAAATGTATATATACACGTTTACCTCATGACAACCTGAGTGAGGAGGTCTGGTCACCTAAATTTTCCGTGTCCCTATATGCATTTTGAGGTTATCAATAGTTATTGTTTTGATTTGACTGAGATGAAATCACCTTGGTTTTGTTTAGCCCGTAGAGGTTAGTCCCTAAACTCCACTAAAATTATGAATTCTTTTAATTTCGAGGAATCAAATTTAAACGACCAGGAGTTCTCCGCCAGCAATGGTGTTGAGTTTGAGTTTGCCTATCATTATTACACTGAAGAAGCTGGGTGCGATCAGTATCCCGGCATCATGCAGTTTTCTTGGGAAGCTCCTTTGGCAATTTTTGCCGCTTTGTGTTTCTTTGTTTTGGGCATATATATTACCTATACTGGGAGGTATATTGTGCCTAGGTATAATGGTAAGAGTATCTTTTTATTGTTGCTTCTTACACGTTGGTGGAAATATTCATGGGGATCAGTTTATCAATTTTTCTTTTTCATCAATTTCGGACGTCTTTACATTAAGTTTATCCACTTGATGCTTTCAGACAGCCAAAGTGGTTATGGAAAGAGTAAATATGAAACCCGAAGAAGAAACGCTAGAAAAGCTGCGGTCCGCAAGGACCGAGCTCGACGCGAGAGAGAAGCTCGTATCAAAGAAACAGAAGATAGACAGTGCATTCGAGAAAATAATCATGCTTTGGTATCCCAATCTGGAATGCCAAAATATAAGAATGTCGGTTTCACGTTGGATCTTTCTGATTGGACCATTTCTAATTTCAAAGAGCACTGGTCTACTTTTCGTCAACTTATGTCCGATTTTCACTTGAATCTCCCTGAGATTTCAGTGCCCGATTTTGCCAAATATTGGGTATTAATTAGGGAGAGTGAAGTATTCCTTGAACTTCATCATATTTTACGTATGTTGGTTACTTTAGGTTATGTGAAAAAATTCGATATTGCCGTAAAAGGTATTTCTCTTATCGTAACAGATCCTTTGAGTCATCGAGTAACCGCATTACAGTTGATTGAGAAAAGTGTTGTCTTTGGTAAGTTAGTTCTTGAAAAAGCATATACTGCATACACAGCGGGGAACATTGATTTGTTCTTCCAAACTGAAGCAAAAAATGCTTATGATGATGAATACACTTTTATCAAATCTCAAAAAACTCGAGTTGACCTTGGACAAAAAGCTGAAGTTGATGATGAAACATATGATCGTCGAGTTAGCGAGTGTATTGGACAGACATTATCCATATTGAACACTTGTAAAGCTGGTGAACGAGCTTATTTTTCATCTAGATTGTCCGTTCTTCGTGATATCGAAACTTCTCGTACACTTTCCAAGAAGGAATGTATCCGCATTAAACCTTATGGAATGTTGTTTACTGGAGATTCAGGAGTTGGAAAATCTGGTCAAGCGGAAGCTATGACAGGTTATGTTCTTCAGGTCAATGATTTCGATTATAGTCCCCGTGCTCGTATTACTCTTAATATGGAGGACAGATATCAATCTGAATTTGCATCTTTTCACAAAGGTGTGGTTTTTGATGATATTTGCAATTCCAATTTGGAGCGTACAGAAGGGAATCCCGTTTTGCCCGTTATTATGTTTCTGAACAATACCCCAATGGCTGCATTAAATGCTAATGCT